AAGGTCCATCAGGACCTTTTTTTATTGGGTATTACTACAAACGTATGTTTCTTCCAACGTATGTTTTCCAAGCTTCACTCTTATCATATTTTTGGTTGATTTTTTCAACAACTTGTGAAGGCAATTCTTCTTTGTCCAAAAAGTCTTTAGTTATTTTACATTTAACAGATGTAATTTCTTCATTCACCAAAGAAACTTTAGCTTTTAACTCATCGATTTGTTTTTGCAATTCTTCCTTTTCTTCCTGTACTTTAACGAACTCCACATTATTACTGAATTCCTCAGTCCAAGCTTCCTCATAGGTGTTAGAGGTAAATAAGGATACGTGATTTGTAGTGTAGTCACGGTTAATAACGTCTACCGAATTTAATAAGTTGGCATTTAGGTCTGTCATGAGTTGAGAAATCATGTTAGTGGTTAACTCAGGAATACTATCTAGGAACTCTTGATATACCCTCTCGTACTTCTCCATCTTATTTTTTCTCGTACGAATTCCAGTGAATTTAAATTCAAATCTTTTTGATTGATTTACGTGGTAGGTATTCTCCCCACCAGGACAGTCATTCGTATACTTACAAATTTTAATAAGGTCTGGATTGGCAGACTTTAAAATATCTACAGTTTCTGATTTAAGTGTTACATATACTGTTAAGTGGTTAGAACGGTCCAGAACATATTCAGAGTCTACAACTTTTTCACAGTTGTTTGGTGATACGTAAGTTTTAACCACAACGTCATTTTCGGTAATACCCTCTACTACGTTTAAAAACTTGTTTCCGTTCTCAAATAAACTTTCTATTTTCTCTATTTTCATGTCTTTCCTTTGTCGTTTTGTTATGCACAAATATAAGGGATTTATGTCTAACTACCAAATTAAACGTAAAGAATTATCTTTATTTAATGATTTTTTTTTATTATATTTGTGCTAAACAGTAAAAGACAATAAATGAAATTAGCACTATTTGATTTTGATAACACACTATTCGAAACACCATATAATGAAGACCCAAATTATATGGATAGGCCGCAAAGCCTTTCCACACGTAAATGGAAATTTAAACCAATTCTAGAAACAATTAACGCATATGAGATAAATTCAACATGTGACAATACCAAACTTATACTACTCACTAACAGGATTAGTGATGTTTATTTAGAACTTAAATCTATATTAGAGTCCCACGGGTTGAGATTTGACGAATATATGACCATTGTCGGGGTTGATGGGGACAGGTCCAAGGGTAACAGATTAAAATCCTTAATTGAAAAGTATGGTGTTGTTACTGAGGTAGAGTATTGGGAAGATAAGGATAAACATATCGTTGACGTTATGTCTATTATGGAGTCCTACCCTAACATTGCCCTTAAGATAAATAAAGTAACTATTTAATTCTATTTATACTACCACTAGCTCTTTCACCAACACCCAAGTCGTGTGTATTATCTACAATCCAATAATTGTCTACCATAGGTATTAGGTCTTTAACTACCCGCCTAACTTTATCATGGTAATCTATAACCATATCTCTAGGTAAACTACGGTCACGCTCTTGATTTCTATTTAAAGCTTTATCTAGTTCTGTCACTACGTGGACAATAGTCACATTATACCCATTTTCTTTAGCTAGATTAATTACATCGTTCATGACCCCTCTTTGTCCACCACCCGCATCGTAAACTATGTTAGGCATGTGCCCTCTTTCTACTCCTATAAAATTCTTCAAAAACTTAATGGTTAAATTTCTAGGGTCTGATGTGGTGTGAGACATATCTAGTATTTTAGCGTACCCTTCTTCTGTTGAAATGTTTTCTTTCCACTGGTCCCCCCATAAATTTTTAGCTAACGAAACTCTATAGTTATCTACATTAAATTGTTTATAGTCGGGCAGGTCTATAAAATTCTGGGTAACATAACTTTTGCCAGCTCCAGGACCACCAGCTATAATTACAAAATTACCCTTAGGGTTGTCAAAACCTACCATCTTTGACTCAACCAACATCAACTTTTTAATTTTATTAATCTCTTTAAGTAACATATCTACATATAAATATATTTATTAATAAGAATATTATAAAAAATATAATTACAAAATCGTGCCTACCTAAGGATTAAAACTTTTAACGGTACTTATATGATATATGGAATGTCCTATGGGTAAAATTTTAAATAAATGAATTACATTAGAAGAATACTTAGAGAGTATACGGAACAACCTTTAAATGAGTTAGCTAAAACTAATCGTTTAATTCTTTTAGACGTGGACGACACACTACTTAAACCTACTGGAGTATACATCTATAGAAACTTACCTTCAGATAGTGAAGAAGTGACTTTAACCCCGTACGAATACGGATTAGAACATGTAACGCAAGACACAAAACAATATTACGATTACCGAGATTTTATGGACCCCGTAAAGACCCAACAGTCTATTGAAAAAGCAGAACCCATAGTAGCTAACCTATCTGTAATGGATGACTATCTAAAATTAGGACATCAGATTGGAATACTAACCGCAAGGTCTAACGAAGACATTGTATATGATGGGTTAAGACAATTCTTAATGTATAAAGACAGTAAGGGGAATTTGGTCCCAATAGGTGACAGGTTATCTAGAGAAAATGTGTACGCTATAAATGATATAGACCGAGTTAGGACTCTTGAATCGGAAACAGATTATGAAAAGAAAGCTGAGGTAGTAGAAAAACTTTTAACTAAGTATGATGAAATAGTTTTCATAGATGATGATATGAAAAATATTAAACAAATGAAACTATTAAAGAGAGATTTACCGGAAAAGCTTGCTAATAAATTATTTGTAATGCATGCTAAAGAATAAAGTCTTTAAGAAGTATTTATATAAATATAATAGCTTTTATGCTAGTAGATATATGGAATGAGAAAAATAAAGTAAAGGGTTAATCTAGTCGATTTTTAAAAACCCGTATATTTATTAAGAAATAACAATACAAAACAAAAAAAACTAACATGGCTGACTTATTAATGAAAATGCCCATACCGTATGAACCTAAAAAGAAAAATAGGTTTATCTTAAGATTCCCTTCTTCATTGGGCATTAATGAGTGGTATGTGGAAAGTACTTCGAGACCTGCTGTTAACATTAATCCAGTAGAAATCCCTTTCTTAAACACTTCTACATATGTGGCAGGTAGATTTACATGGAACACTATTAGTGTGACATTTAGAGACCCTATAGGGCCATCAGCAGCACAAGCTCTAATGGAGTGGGTAAGATTACACGCAGAATCAGTAACAGGTAGAATGGGTTACGCTGCGGGTTATAAAAAAGACATTGATTTAGAGATGCTAGACCCTACTGGTGTGGTTGTAGAAAAGTGGATAATGCAAGGGACATTCTTAACCGATGTAAACTTTGATAGTTTGGGTTACAGTGATGATGCAATAGCTAGTATATCAGCAACTCTAAGACCAGATAGATGTATTTTAGTATACTAATAGTATAAACATATTAAGATTAAGACCCACACTAAGTTGTGGGTCTTTTATTTAATGGGGCTAAATTTTTATTTTTGGGATAAGGTTCTTCTCCCCATAAACAGTTTAATGTTTTATCGAACACTAGTAGGTATCGGTGTTTACGGTCACGAGCTCTCCACTTTCCTTTTTTTCCTTTCACGGGACCTCTTTGGTGTTTAACAAAAGAACCATCCTCCATTTCGAACCAAAAATCCTTTTTAAATGAAGTTAAACCGTAGTATTTGAAATTTGTCGCTTGATATATGAATCCCGTATGTAACGACGAATCAGCGTAGGATAAAATAGACTTTACCTCAGTTTTTTTTCTTAACAACTTAATTGATTTGGAAACAAACCAAGATAAAACATTTTTTTCTTTAATTGTGGGGCTAAGGCACAATCTACCTAACTCATAAACACCCCCCTGTTCATCTCTCTTTAACCCAAAACAACCCTTTAATGTCTCAGGTACGGAAGGGGAGTGAAAGATGCAGACACCAACCAATTCAGAGTCTTTATATAACCCAAAATTAAATCCACTTCTAAATCCTTTACTTTGTTTGTTTAAATAATGATATTGTGAAAGTATGGACTTACACAAATCTTTACTTATCATTTGTATGTTATAGGTTTTATCCATTATGATAATTATAGCAAAAATAAATTAAAAAGTACATAAAATAAACAAATGGACCCAAGAGAATACTCAGACCCAACCCAAACGAACATACCATATGATGTGGTTCCTCTCCCGTCTAAAGGAATGTTCTACCAGAATAAGTTAGAGTCTGTAAAGGTAACATATTTAACCGCATCAGACGAAAACCTTCTCAGTTCTCCTAATATAGTAGAAAGTGGAAACATAATAGACGAATTATTAAGAAGAAAGATTTTAGGAAGTGAGGTGAATATTACAGAAATGTTAGAATGTGATAAACAAGCGGTTCTAATATTTTTACGTAACACTGCTTTCGGAGCGACATATGAGTTTACACTAACTGACCCCAAAACAAAAGAATCCTTTAACCACACACACGATTTAAGTAGTGTTAGTATGAAAGAGTTTAATTTAATAGCGGACGAAAAAGGAGAATTTTCCTACTCCCTACCCATAACTAAAAAAATAGTTAAATTTAAATTTTTAAGTTCTACACAAGAAACGGAACTATCAAACATAGACTCACAATATGAAGGTAGAATTTCACCTAAAGTTACAAGAAGACTGGAATATCTTATACAAGAGATAGAAGGTGAAAGAGACAAAGGTAATTTAGCACAAATGATTCAATCAATGCCAATAAAAGATTCTCAGGGGTTTAGAAACTACGTTAAAGACAACGAACCTGGGTTGGATTTAAAAGTAACAGTAAGGGCACCGTCAGGAGAAGAGGTCACAACTTCGGTTGTGCTTGGTGCCCATTTTTTTCGTCCTTTCTTCGGAATACAGGCAGGGCGTGCTGGATGAAATCTATTATCTAGTAAAATTCGCAAATTTTAATCACAAAGACTTAACAAATATGCCTGTTTATGAACGTAGGTATTATCTTAGTAAACTTATAGAAGAGTTTGACAAGAAAAAAGAAGCTGCAGAAAAACAAAAGAACAAGTCTGGAGGATTTTAAAAGTAGATAGTTATCTATTTATATAAAAAAGACTATGGGACCACTAGATTTTACTAAAGCGTGGAAGAACTTAACTAACGCTGAACGAACGAGCTTCGGTGGGACGGAAGCTGAATATATCAAAAATCAGAAAACACTCAAAAGTACTCAGTCTAAGTCCACCCAATCAAACGATAATCTAGCTGAAGGCCAAAACAAACTTAGTGGTATACTTAATAAAAATCTAGGACTATGGATTGACCTAAAAGATTCTATAGTAGGTGCCGAAGGTGCTCAATCTACCCTTAATAGTGTTACAAATATTGCGGTCGCTGCCCTAGAAAGAGAACAAAAAATACGTACTGAAATAGTTCAAGAGTTAGGGCAGGTGGGTGCCCTCCAACAAATGCAAAATGAAAATATTTTTCAAGCTTCAATAGAAGCTGAAAGATATGGTGTTACGTTAGACGAAGTATTAACCACAGTATCATCCCTAGCTCAACAAATGGGGAGAAATATGTTTATATCTGATGACGACATCGCTAGAGTAGCCATTTTTCAAAAAGCTATGGGTCTTACCAGTTCTGAAGCTGCAAATATCTCTAAGTATTTCGACCAAATGGGATTCTCGATAGGAGAATCTATAGACAAGGGCAATGAAATGGCCACAGTTGCAAGACAGATGGGTGTTAATGTGGGTGATTTTATGAGTACAGTTTCATCTAATATGAAATTAATGAATACCTACAATTTTGCAGATGGTGTACAAGGGTTTGCAAAAATGGCCGCTCAAGCACAAAAATTAGGTATTAGTATGGAGACTACAGCTGCCCTTGCAGAAAAAGTAATGGACCCAGAAGGAGCTATAGAATTAGCGGCAAACTTACAAGTAATTGGTGGTGCTGTTGGAGACTTAGCGGACCCATTTAAAATGATGTACATGGCGACCAACGATTTAGCTGGTTTACAAGATTCCTTAGTACAGGCAGGACAAGAACTTGCGATGTTTAATGAAGAGACGGGTGAAATATCGTTTCCTCCGACTGCTCAGAGACAATTACGTGCTATGGCAGATGCTTTAGGTATGAATAAAGAGGAGTTTGCTTCGATGATTAAACTCCAAACAAAGTTTAAGTCAATGCAAAACCAATTCTCTTTTGAATTAGAAGGAAGAGAAGACATGCAGGAGTTTGTTACTAGTATGGCCAGTTTAAATCAACAAACTGGTAAATATGAAATTAAAGTTCCTGGTTTAGATGACGCAGTCGAAATAGAAGACCTAACATCTAAACAACTAGACGCTTTAAAAGAAGTTCAAGACCAACAACAAATGACTGAAAAAGAGTTGATGGCGGAACAAACAGGTGTGTTAAAAAGCATTGAGAATAACACCAACGCTCTAAATACCGCATTATTGGGGGGTGTGATAGAAGGTTTAGATTTAAGTAAGGTTTCCGTAGACCTGAGTCAAGCTATTAATAAAGCTTTTAGTAGTGATGAATTAGGTAAAATTAGTGATAATCTTGCAGGATTACTATCAAGTGGTATGGAAAATGTGTTTGGTACTGAAATGTCTAACATTACAGGAATGATTGGTGAGGGTGGTAATGTTATGCAAGCTCTCATAGGCACCGCTATGGGTGGAACAGGGGACATAATGGAATTAATGACCGAAGCAAGTAAAAAAGATTTTGTGGTACAACAAGGATATTTTAAGATAAGTGAAGTAAAAGGGAAAGATGTAAATGATTTTAGTTTAGACCCTGGCAACACAAGAGCTGTTCTAACAGCAGATAGTGGATTTTTAATACCTTCAGTAAACGATACCGTAAGTGGTGTTGATTTAACCGCAGGAGCAAAAGGAGCAAATTTAGGTTCCTTAGTTAGTGGTGGTGGAAGTGTTCCAGAAAAAACAATAAAAGTAGAGTTTACTGGAATACCCTCCAGAATCCCGATTGAATTAAACGGTAAAAATATGGGAGACTTTAATTGGAAAGGTCTAATAGGTGACAACCTATTCATGCAAAACTTAAAATCACAGTTAATAGAAACTAACCTAACTACCGCTTCAGGTATGAATAATGAAAGAGAGTTAGCTAGGTATGATAGTATGGTATAAGTCTAAGATTTCTATTAACGAATATTTATATTAATAAATAAGACAATATGCCAGGGTCACCACAAAATAATAATTTTTCTTCATTAAGTTTTTCAGGTACTAAAGCACTTAGAGATTTACTTTTAACAAAAAATTTACCTAACCCAGAGGGTTTAGGTCCATATGGTAATTTTACTAACTCCACATACTCTATTGCGTCCTTTTCAGTTAAAGATGTTATAGACCAACCAAGTGTAGAAGTTAACTCGGAAATGTTTTTAAATAAACTTTATTTAAATAACGCTTACGGGCCAGAAGGTGGATATTCGGATTTTATAAAAATATACACTACGAGTCAAGGTATAGCTAAGGTAAACGAAGGAGAGTATCCTGATTTTACCCCACCAGAGACTGGGGCAGGTTTATTTGGTGAAAACCCATTTAGGATTGTAGCTCGTTATTATTCACCAATGGACATACTATTAGGGGTAAGTGCGGAAGGACTTTTATCCCAAACATTGTTACAGGACAGTCCACTACAACAAGCGGGAGCGAGACAGCTAAGGTTTGAATTTCAAGAAAGAATAGCACAAGAACTTTATCAAGAAACAATTGGTAGACTTAGTTTTGTAGACGCATTACAAGACCCTATAGACGCTTTAGATATAGTTACGGGGAGACAACCCCTAATAAACAGAGATTATACTATAACACAACCTAAATCACTCGTAGGACAAGGATTAGACTTTGTATCTAGACTGACGGGAATATATGTCCCGTATTCTTACATACCTGGAGATTATTTTGAATTAGAACCACCTAGAGGACTAAGCAGCGTAGAAAAATCTATTTCTGACATTACAGGAATATTGGGAAGTTTAGTGGGAATACCACGGAGGAGACAATCCCCTTCACAAAGATTTTTAGAATATACGGGAGGAGGAACAAAATCAAAACTTTTTAAAGCAATCAGATATAATAAATATGGGCCACAATATGGTGAAGGTGCACAGGCACAGACCGCAATTGGTGCTGCGTTTGGTGAAGTTATAGATTTTGTTGGGGGAGGTATTCTGGGTTTTGGTAATAACCCACCCAACCTACCACAATATATTGGAGGGCCTAGAAATAGGATTGCCGACATGACAAGTCCACCAGATAACACATATGCGGGTAAAAATTATGTGCAAATGTTTGGTCCCGACGCGGTAGCGAAAGAGTTCGACTCTAACGAGTATGAATTTGGGATGCGAGGGAGAAACTATAGTGACCAAGGAAATGTCCCAGGGGGATTTACATGGTTTACGGATAAGACACCAGGAAGTGGATTTTTAAATAGTGTAGGTTCCTTATTTAACGCTAACGCTAATAGTAATAGGGTAGGACCACAGGAACCAGGAGCGACACAAGGGCCGGAAGGGTCTACAGATAATACCACACGGCATCAAGTACCAAACTCATACGACGACACCAAATCTACTAACTATAAATTTAGACAAGACAGTCTTATGGACACTACCCAACAGATTATAGATTCAGTACCTAAAGGTGGTGCCGGTCTAAAATCTGTTTCTCACGCTATGAACCAGGTGAGTAAAGTTTTTAATGATGGTTATAAAGAATTAACAAAAGGTTCACGAGTTAAAAAATTTGTAAATACTGATGCAACATCAGGAGAGGGGATAGAGCAATCGAGAGAGTACTGTAGGGTATGGACTAAAGATGTCCCTTATTACGCGTATGACAGACTGGTTAGGTTTAATATGAACCATAGAAAAGAAACATATTCTGTTTTAGATAGTCCTTACAATTTAAATATTGCACCCCACAGAACCGATGAAAGTGGTAAGGGGTCCAGTAACATTGTTGACGGTAAGGTTAAAAAATATATGTTTTCGTTGGAGAATTTAGCTTGGAGAACAAGTGGTGAACCAGGATTTACATATGATGATTTACCTTCCTGTGAAAAAGGGCCAAACGGAGGAAGAATTATGTGGTTCCCACCATACGACTTAAGTGTAGACGAAGCGAGTTCAGCAAACTGGACTGAGAACAACTTTTTAGGTCGACCAGAACCAATATATACATATAATAATACAAATCGTACAGGAAGTTTACGATTTAAAATCGTAGTAGACCACCCGAGTGTTCTAAACTTATTGGTTAGAAAAGAATTACAAAAGTTAGGACCTGAAGAAACAGACGCTATTGTAGACTCTTTCTTTGCTGGGTGTAAAAAATATGATATTTTTGATTTAGCTAGAAAATGGAAACAGTTCTCAGTGAATGAATTAGAGTCCTTAAATGAACAACTTAACACTGCTGGATTGACAGACAGGGCCACTAGAGAAATTATAAATGAATCGGCAACTGAAAATCCACAGGAGACTAATCCCACACCATTACCAGAATTACAATCAGGACTATACTTCTTTTTTGATAACGACTATCCAGACACTAATACCAACTCTACTACATCTACGGTAAGTTATGTTGCGTGTGCTGAAGGGAGTATGTCACAATTTGGCCAATACCTAGTTCCAGGAGCGAGTTCTTTTGAAGAATATATTAATAGTGCTAGTGAAGCTGATAAACCTGGTTTTAGAACCTTCTTCACAGAAGACGCGGGTAAAAATGGTGGCATTGGTTCGGGTTCAGCTTATGACCAATATAATAACGTATGGCCACAATTTGCTAGAGATTTAAAACAGGTCTTAGATTCCGGTTTAAAAAATGTAACATTAATATTTGATGGTTCGTCAAGTTCTATCGCTACTTCCGCATACAATAAAAATCTTTCACAAAGAAGACTGGATTCCGTAATTAAAATGTTTGACACTTATGAGATTGATGGGAAAAAAGCTTTTAAACAGTATAGAGAGGACGGTACGTTAAAAATACCTGATGGTAACTCCATGGGTGAGAGTCAATGTAACGTAGACACTGGTGGTACTGGTGAAGGTGAAGAGGGGCTTGGGTTAAATGAGACTGGTGTGATAGGGAGTAACACTACGACAGGAACAGTAAATAATTCTGGTCCAGTTTATTCCGCACCCGCGGCAGGATGTAGGTATGTTACCATATCTAGTATTGAATATGAAGATATTGCACAACCAGAACCAGAACCGGAACCTAAACCTCCAGTGGATAGGAAACGAGTTAGGCCTATACAACAACAGGAACAACTTAATATAGAAAATGACAAAAATACCCGAAGAGAAATAGCCAACAAAGTTCTAATGAAAATGGTTACCGAGTGTGATTATTTCGACATGATTCAAGAAGAGAATGAATTTATATATGATTCTTTGAAACAAAAGTTTAAATTTTTTCACCCCGCATTTCACGCTATTACACCAGAAGGGTTAAACAGTAGGTTGACTTTTCTTAATCAGTGTGTTAGGCCAGGAGCGACCATCCCTACCGCCACCAAAAGTGGAACTTTAAACAGAAATGCAGACGCTAAGAACACATCATTCGGTGCACCACCAATATGTATTTTACGAATTGGAGATTTTTACCATACAAAAATCGCTATAGACCAGGTGTCCTTTACTTATGATGAGAATCTATTGGATTTAAATCCAGAAGGTATTGGGGTGCAGCCCATGTTAGCTACTGTTAGTCTTAATTTTAAGTACATTGGAGGACAAGGGTTAAAAGAACCAGTCTCCCAACTACAAAACGCTTTATCCTTTAATTTCTTTGGTAATACTGAAATGTATGACGATAGAGCAGTTTTAACTGTTACGGATGACAATCCAGATGAAAAAGCGTGGATACAGGAGAACTCTGACTTAATTGGTAATACTGGACTCCCAAATCCAGAAGGGACCGCAGACGAAACAGATGAAATAGATACTTCAGCAAATGACGGGATTACTATTGGTGATAGAACCAACTCATTTGGGGGCACTACAGGACAAACGGGCACAATTAACTATAAAAACAACTGGGTAGACCTAAGTACCGCAGCATATGAATATATCAATAGTACTAATAATGATATATTTGATTATGTGAAAAATCAAAATTATGTAGGTTTACAAATATTTTTCTCGGAAAAAGAAATGTTTGAAGGTGAGTATTATAGTGCGACTGCGGTCCCAGGAAGTTTTAATACTAATAATGGAAAACTAATAGGTAAGTCTAAAGGTTGGGAAACTAGACTAAAGGATTTGGAAGACCTTTATAAATTTAAAATCACAGACGGTACGACCTATATTCAAAACATAGCTGTTGGGTTAACTTCATCACAAGAAGATAGTTTAAAAGAGTTTTTACAACACCAACTAGTTGATAGTATACGTGAATATGAGTACCAGTTCACCCAACTAGACCTAGATTTAAAAGCTAGCACCTTAAAGTATGTCAAACACATTAATTCACTTAATATTGTTAATAAAGGTGGTGATGGGTATGGGGAAAACGGTAAGTGGACCACACTTAAGTTATCGGGAGGGACAGACGTTTATCCCACAGTTAATGGAGCGACCCCTCCCACAAACACATTAGTAGAGTTAGGCGACGACTATAAAAACCTAACCAACTTAATTACTTTTTATAGTCAAATATATAACGGGGATAGTGCGGGGTTAATTATTGGTAATACACTTCTTGATGTTGTGACAGCTAAATTAACTGCACCTAATCAATTTAGTGTTGGATGGGACAATATTAGTAATGACCTCAACTCTCCCATTAGTGCGTCACTCACCCCCTTCATTATGGAATATTACTTATTTGGTAATAAATTAATTGACCAGGCCACTGTGGATTCATTAGTTAATACTAACATACAACCATTTAAGGATAATAATAATAACTACGTGGGACAATCATCCTTTATAGGTGAAATGGTAGAAGCCTTATACCCACCACCACAAATGACGCCATTATGGGTAGACTGGTTTAAAAATGAAGTTTCTGAATACATAACACTTAACGAAGATTTCTATATAAGAAAATTTCTAGATATTAATGACGAATTTCTTACAAATGTAACACCCGAAGGTATTAGTACATTATCACAAGGATTAACTGAGTTATCATACCCCGCTAATTTAACTGACCTGAAAGATGATAAAAAACGAGAAATGACTTATGAACAGGTTACGGACCAGAGTATAGAAGCCGATATTAGGGTTTACTCGAGTAAGAGAAGTACGGGTCCTGACAGTAGTTTTAATTTAAAATTCTTTTAATTATGTCCAGATATTATAATAGATATACAGATTTTAATGTGAACGGCGAAAACCTAACTGTTCCGTTTATTAAATTACCTTCATTATCTTCAGATAAGAAAACAATATATAAAGTTAATAGGTCTAGGTTAGATAAACTAAGTGAACAATATTATGGAAGTCCATATTTTGGGTGGTTAATCTTACAAGCGAATCCTCAGGTAGGTGGGTTAGAATGGTATATAAAAGATGGGCAAGTATTGATTGTTCCGTATCCTTTAGTAGCTTCTTTACAAAACTATAAACAAGCGGTAGACGACTATTTCTTTTTCTATGGTAAAAACTTACCCATGAATACCTATACGATACCTAACATCAACTCAACACCAATCACTTATGTGGCACCTGTAAGTAACAACACAACTGGAACACAAGGTACCATAAATACCACTAATGGTGGTATTGGGGGAAGTACGTATTCGTCTTCGTATTAATTTAATGATTAATTATGGCAAATGAAATTAGTAATGGTGACAACGTCTTAGTAGAATTTTCCGAGAACAACATCCTGTTGGTTGACCCAAGTAGAGTTTTTGAGGGAGGTAAAGTAAAGGATAGGTTAGTCGACTCAGAGAACCTAATTATATACGCTAGTTTAAAAGCCAGAGTAGTTCCCCGTAGTAAACTTATTGCGGGAGCAGGAGTAGATAACCCAACACCAGAAGCTTTTGTCGATGTATTCGAAGGAGACATCAATTTTTTAAAACCAGAAGGTAAGAGTTATTATACCAGTGATTGGACCGACACTCAAACGGGAAAGGGATTTGCTACCGCAGGAGGTGCGTTAAACCAAAGAGTTCAAAACACGGTAACAGACCCACGAACTGGACAAGTGAGGGTGAGTGAGGAAATTAGTAATAGGTTAGATTCGGAAGGTTTTGGAATTAATAATATATCTGTTACTTTAAATAGAGCCTTTACCCCGATTGTAAATATTACATTTACTGACGTTAGAGGACAAACATTGTTCGAACAAGGCCCTAATTCACCCTATGCTGCGTTTTTCCAATTACCTTACCCCCTATTTAAATTAAAGTTAAAAGGGTATTATGGTAAAGCGGTAGAGTACCAACTCATGCTAGAAAAATTTAATGCGTCTTTTGATGCGTCTACAGGAAATTATAATGTTACGTGTAACTTTAAAGGTAGGGTTACAGCATTGCTGGCTGACATCAACCTACAAGAAATGAGGGTGGCACCATATATGTTTTCGAGGTCTTATGAGGTAGATAATGGTGAAGACGAAAAAACTTCATTTTTCACTAGTAGAGGTAGACAAACTTTGAGTCAAGTATATGAAGCGTACAAGGCTAAAGGTCTTATCGATAATCGATTACCGGACCTAACGATTGACGATTTAATTGATAGGATTAAAGAGTTAGAAACCGATATAGAAAAAAAATTAAAAAGTTATAACTTAAATGCTTTAGATGATATTGAAAAATATGACAAATATAGTACTGGATACCGAAATAAAATATTGGCAAGTGGAGGTTGGAGAGCCACATATATAGATACAGACATAAACTCGATTACGGGACCTCAGGTAGATGTAAAAACTGATAAAGTTTATTACATGTTTAAAAAGGTATATAGGGATAATCCCGTAAAACAAAAAGACGCTTTTGAAAATTTAAAAAAGAGGATAAAAGAAGGTAATGAGGGTCTTTTAGGTAATAAAACGTTTGGTACGGGGGGTGAACAAGCTATCCCCGTAGACATCAGGTATGAAGATTTATTGGCCGCTCCTCCGACAGGATTTGAAGATAGCACTAATAGCTGGTTTACTTTTGAGATATTCGAAGAGAAAATAGGGAAAATAATTACCGTGTTCAACACTAAAAGAACCGAGATAGAAAAAACTTTAACTGCCGCGGTAAACACTGTAGTAGTAGAGTCACTAGGTTTCAACCCCACAGTAAGAAACATATTTGCTATATTTATTTCTCACGCGGATACCTTTCTAAGGTTGATGGACGAAACCCACAACCAAGCCTTTGCTGTTAGAGAAGACCCTAACAGGTTAAACTCGATTAATGGTACGGGTAGCCCCAGTAGTACTGATGAGGTTGTTATGGTATATCCCTGGCCTCATTACTACCTAGAAGAAACGGACGAAAACGGACCACAATATGTTAGCACTTACCCTGGGTCTACTAATGTACTTGGACAAACTAAGGCTTACGACGCCACCCTTTGGCCTGAAGTTAACTTTGTGGAGGAATTTTTTAAAGCACAAGTAATAGGTAATGTGGATAGTAAACCCGAGTTTGCGTTAAATACCGTTGGTGGAAATTGGGTGCCTATCACCTCATTTGAGTTAGGAGAAGAACAGGTTTACATTAATAAATCTATAGTACCATTCAACTATGAAATATGGGACCGTTCCATAGTCTTTTCATGTTTTTCTGGATTGTCTACACGACTTAAAGAAAACGTGGCAAAAAATACATTTTATGAACTAGCTAAGGTAGAAGCCGCTAACATCAAAGAGTACTTAACTGGGTTATTAGACCTTAACGAATTATTGAAAAACCAAACTTTCAACTACAATACGTTTTTAACTTACTTAAAAGAAATTTCACCCCTAAATAACTACCAACTACTAATTAGGGACCAATTTAATACACCATATATAAGACTTAAAAGTAATAGCGGGAGATTTACTCTAACACCCTTTAACACTTTTAAATCACTAACATACCAACTAAATAACGGGGAAATAGAGAGTTCTTTATCTACGTTAGATAATGTTTTGTCTTCTGGAAATGTTAGGGATAATAACATCTTGGAGACATTTCCATTTTCTCATTTTGTTTCAAACGACCCAAACACTTCTTGGACAGTAAATAATTTAGCTGCGGGACCACAAATATCTAGTTATGAGTCTTTAAATAGTATACAACAAAGTCTAGCATATCAACAAGACCAAAAAGTATTCGCTTCTATAATACCGGACAATACCACATCTTCGGTATTGGAAGATATTCAATTTTATACTGACGCGGATTGGGCGTCTAAAACAGCTATAACAGATTTAGCGACTAAAATTGATACTAGATTTATCAATAATCAAAACACTAGAAATTCTTGGGAGGTTTTTTATGAAAAAGTACAACTCCAAACAGACAGTAGTTATGTGTGTAATCAAAATTTAGTCACAACAGAGGGAGACCTAGATTATGGAGATAATTATGAGGGGGAAATCTTCTCTAAACAAATTACTTCATTGTTGAATACCCCATACTTTATTAATAGTATGGTCGAGGGTGTAGATAACGAGATTAATAATATTGACTCACCTTATAAGTCAGCCGCTTACCTATTCTTACATTCTTTACCCCTACCTACCTTAAGGGAAAAAACATTACTATCTAATCAGTCTACGTATAATTTATATGGTGACTATATCGCTAAAACTCTGAACCAGGTGTCCGCGACACATCCATTACCTAGTGCTTGGATTTTAAAATATGGGGCAATTTGGCACAGATATAAGGAGTTCATTAATAATAATACGGACTTTTTAACTTCGGTATGGACAGATTTCGACGCTAACACATATTTTAACAATGGTAGTGGTTTGGTGTACACATATGATTTAAATGTGGGTCCTAATAACAATTTAATGAGTTTCGGAGGACAGTGGTCCCCTACCCCCACGATGGACCAACTTAATTTAGGTTTTTACCCTGAACTAAACAACTATATTTATTATTTCGTTACTGGGGAGTTATTATATGACGGATTTAACATTAGTGGGTTCCCCATAACAGATAACCAAGTCAACCAACTTATAACCCAAGAAGCTTTATATTTAAAGAATGCGGAAGAATTAACCATAACCTCCTTAACGACGGACCCAATACAGACCAGAGCAAATTTTTGGTTTAACTACTACGATTTAACTATGGAGTCTTATTTAAGTGGTTATACTACGGAACAATATCTATTATTTCCGTGTGAAGGTGGAATGAAGAAATCCCAAGTGGAATTTGAAGTTAGTTCACCATATTCCTTAACTAATAACCCCAATGTAACTAATGGAGCGGCACGGCTTGTCTGGTCACTTTCTAACTACGGATATTTTGAACACCATCAGAACACTTTTCCACAACCAGACCAGTACCTAAAGAAAATAATGGTAGACCAAGAAGAACAACTTTCTTTTAACATTACCAATAATGAAGAATATGCGTCTATTGAAGAATTATTTGACATATTTAGTCCCGAAATTTTAGATACGTTTGAAGGGTACTTCTTAAATTTTAGTGAGACGTTTAATGTTGACCCCCCCATTGCTTACGAAAAAGAAGACATAATGAGTCTAAATTTCCAACAGATAGTTAGGGAATTCTTAAAAATAGACCAAAATAAGGTTAACGATAGTCAAAGCAATACACAGTTAAGTTACAATTTAGGACAGACACAATTAAATAAAATTAATTCTACACTTAGAGAATTTCTAACCCACCAAAAGGCTTTTAATTTTTATAATCCTAAAGATATTAATCTAGAAGTGTTTAGAAGTTTGACACCTTCTTCAGGAGCAACACCAACGGTCTCGTTTGGTAGGTATACGGGGAACTTACCACCAGATATAAGTTTAATTGATTCAACCACACTATATCTTGATGAATGGAAAGAATTAAGGAAACAGGTGGGGTTCTACACTAACTCACTCTCATCTGCTTACACATTAAACTTAATCTATAATGATAGTGGAAATTATGTTACTGAATTTTTTCGTGAGCTTAATATTGAGTTTAACGTACCTAATATAAAATTGTTAAGGAAAATAATTAGAATGTATGTGACCGTTAGAATTGATGCGGGGGCTACCGAGAATATTGACAATGTAGAATTCTTACAAAGAATAAAAACTGAAGTTGTAGAATCTTGGGAATTCTCCCAGTTCGATTTCCTTAACCAACTATTCATACAACTTAAGACGGTATTACCACAGACAGCTGAAACTCAGATAGAGGAATTTACTGACAATTCCACTTATAATAGTGACGAAAATAAACTTGAACAATATCAAGTATTTAAGACTCTAAACGATAAGTGGATTTCAGGTGAGGAGTTTAGTAATAAATACCTATTTGAAGATTTTTTATTTTATGATGTGGCTAATAGAGATATTGGGGACAAAGCAATAATAACCACGGATGCCATTAAAAGTTTCGGACACATTAATAACACCAATAAAAGTTTATTAACTATAATCGGTTCTTTACTACAAGGTAATTTCTTTAACTTTATGGGGATGCCTTCCTATATTAATTTTTATGGGATGACATCTAATGGGGACACCCCGATACCTAAACTAAGCACACAAGACGAAGCAGACGCACTTTTTGGTACACATCTAGAAGTTGACACATTAGATTCAGGACCAAAATTTTTATGCCAATATGTTGGCCCACCATCTACACAGTTAGGTGGGGAACTCACCAAAAAGAGCAAATATGAAAACGATTCATTTATGTTGGGGAGAACCGTCCAAAACCCACTACTTTCTACCGATTATGACCCACAAAAAAATAATAAAGTTGTGGCGTTTGCCGTAGATTTTGGAATACAAAGTCAAGGTGTATTTAAAGGGATTAGTTTAGACCAAAGTGAATTTAAAAATACTTCCGAATCCTTTGTTGTTACAGAGGCTATGGCACAATCCGCTAACGATAAAAGTATAATGACCCAAGGGCTCAGTTTATTTAATATATATAAAAGTCGTTCCTATACGTGTAAGATAGAAGCGATGGGGAACGTTTGTATCCAACCCACAATGTATTTTGAATTACGACACGTACCTATGTTTAGTGGGCCATACCTTATATTGGATGTAGAACATAACATACAACCCAACACTATGACTACTACCTTTACTGGTGTTAGGGTCCCTTTCCACAAAATGCCTGAAATAAGTCAATTGGTGGCTAAGGTAAATCAAACATTTTTAAATAAAGTAAGGAAGAAAGTTAAACAAGAAAAAGAAATTGCGAGAAAAGGAGGGTTTGAAGCTGAAAGTGATACTGAACTTGAATCAGTTAAAAAAGGAAATACTAATTTTATAGGTAGGGACGACGATAAGGTAGATTATATTATCATCCATGTTACAGCGGGTGTAGATTACGGTGCCGACCCTATCAGTAACATCAATCAACAACATCTAAATCGTGGATTTGCGGGTATTGGATACCACTATCTAATATCTAGAGGTACCGGAGGTAGTAAACCAGACGGTACATTATATGGTGCAAGACCTTATGGTAAGGTTGGAGCACACGTACTCGGACACAATGAAAGGTCAATAAGTGTGAGTATGATTGCTAATTGTGATAAAATGGGGACTTATACTTCAGTTGGAGATTATGCGACAGATAAACAAAAGGATACATTAGAATGGACCTTATTGTATTTGTTATTTAAAGGTGGACTATTTAAAGTCAAGGAATCCCAAACGGGCAGGTATGGGGTAATAGTTAAAACAGGTTCGGGAGACGAGTTGGTGGAAGACCCCACGGAAATTACAGACAATAATAAAGGGGTGGTCCCTAATTTATGGAAGAATGTCTTAAAAGGGCATAATAATTTTTCCAATAAGAGATGTCCATGTTTTAGAGTGGAGAGAGAATTGGAGGGTAGATTGGGGGTAAACCTAAGAAAAAAATTAGCGATAGTGGTAAATGAGTTAAATAGTATTGCACAATTTAACCCATTTAACAGTGATGAAACATCACAAGAAAAAATGATAGACATTATAGGTTTAGGTAAAAGAGGAAGTGGTGGTGCTTATGTTCCTAGTCCGTGGGAGACCAACTCGGGACAATTTGGTGGAAACGATTTAGCTATGAACTAATTCAGTGGTTTACAATTATTGTAATATTTATATATAAAATAAGATTATTATGAAAAACATAGAAAAAAATTTAGACACATTTCTAGGCAACAAAACACAACCTAACAAAAATGTTAAGGTCGAAGAAGAAGGCTTTGAAGAAGTTTGTGATAAAGATACTGGGGAATGTACAACCGTTAAGTCGAAAGACGGACTTATTGAAAGAGTCAATAAAAAAATAATCGTAGAAGACGGTAGAAGTCTTTTAATGGATTAAAAAAATATTAAAATGGGTCGTAGAAAAGAAATTGAAAATATTTTATCTGAAGAATTAAAAAGATTTAATCAGATAGGTGGGTATGTTGAAGGCCTACATGAACAATTTTTAGGTTTTAGTAACGTTAAAAGTGAATTGGGTGAGCAAGCAGAAGAGGGTGACGAAACTACAACTGATGATTCAGATGATTTAAATATTGAGTTGGAAGATACTACGGATACTGGTGACGATACAAACACAGAAGAAAGTGGTGAGGATTTAAATATTGAGATGGACGACTTAGGTACAGAAGAAGATTTGGACTTAAATGAACCTAGTGGAAATTCAGAAGAGATTGACGTTACCGACATAGTAACCATTACTAAAGAAACTGGTGAAAAAACGGAAGAGTTGGAAGGCACTATAGGAAAACAAAAAGATAGTATTGATTCTCTAATCTCTAAATTAGATGACCTGGAAACCAAACTAAATGGTATGGATAAAGTAATGGCGTCCATAAATGACTTAGAAGGTAAGATAGAAGAGTACAGACCACAAACACCAGAAGAAAAACTAGAACTTCGTTACTTAGATAGTGGACCGTTTAACCAGTCACCTAAAAAATATTGGGAGGATAAAAAAGGAGATTTGAAGAAACAAAAAGACAAACATGAGTACGTATTAACTTCGGATGAAGTGGAGAACGTAAACGACAATGATATCAAAAATAGTTGGGCCTACAGTCCAGAAGATTAATAAAATTAACCACATAATATTGGACAAAAAAAGGGGGAGGTCATTGACTTCCCCTTTTTTGTGTATTATATTTTCACATATAAAACTTTTAATTAATTAAAAAAAAAACAAATGGGCACTTTAGACGCAATTTTAAAACAATACGAACAAGGACAAGTTCAAAGTAACGGACCGAAAAATAATATTAGTAGAGAAGACAGACTTAAAAAATACTTCGCTACTTATCTACCACAAGGAGAAAAAGAAGGTGAACGTAATATCAGAATTCTACCTACTAGTGATGGTAGTTCACCATTTAAGGAGGTGTTTTTCCATGAAATCCAAGTGGACGGTAAGTGGGTAAAATTGATGGACCCAGGAAAGAACGGTGACGGTTCACCAACAGGTGATAGGAGTCCACTAAATGAAGTGGAAGAAGCACTTAAATTAACTGGTAACCAGAAAGACAAAGACATCGCTAGACAATACCGTTCTAAGAAATTTTACATTGTTAAAGTGATTGACCGTGACGCAGAAGATGACGGCGTAAAATTTTGGAGATTTAAATGGAATTATAAAGGTGATGGTGTAATGGATAAGATTATCCCTATCTTTCAAAAAAGAGGAGACATTACAGACGCTAAAGAAGGTAGAGACTTAACTTTAATGTTAAAATCAGTACCACTTCCTAGTGGAAAAGGCAATTATACGGTTGTATCTATGGTTATGGCTGAAGACCCATCCGTATTGGCGGGAGATGAAGCTACAACTAAAGAGTGGTTAGGAAATGTAGAAACATACAAAGATGTTTACGCACAAAGACCTGTAGAATATTTAGAGGCTGTATCTAGAGGGGAAACACCAGTTTGGGATACGGACCTTAAGAAATATGTTTATGGTGATACTGAATCTAGCATTGATATGGGTGGAAACACACCTCAGTCACCTATTAACACTACTACTACAGTAGACCCACAAGCAAACGACTCAGAGTCTGACGATTTACCATTCTAATAGTAAAAACTAATGGCAATTAAGAAAAAAAGTTTTAAAGACATTAAAAGTAAGTTTTCTAAGAAAGCTTCCTTCAAACCAGACAGGTTTTTTGATTTGGGGGATGCGTTCTTAGACGCAACTGGTCTACCAGGTCCAGCTATGGGACACATTAACATGTTTTTAGGGCATACCGATACTGGTAAAACAACTGCTTTAGTTAAAACAGCGGTAGACGCTCAGAAAAAAGGGATTCTACCCGTGTTTATAATTACAGAACAAAAATGGGATTTTGACCACGCTAAATTAATGGGTTTAGATTGTGAAATGGCTGAGAACGGAGAGTGGGACGGGTTTTTTCTATTCAATAATGAGTTTCAATACATAGAACAAATCACCGACTACGTCAATGAGTTATTAGATGCTCAAGAAAGTGGTGAATTGGAATATGATTTAGTGTTATTATGGGACTCAGTAGGTTCTGTCCCGTGTAAAATGACCTTTGACGGTAAAGGTGGTAAACAACATAACGCGAGTGTATTATCAGATAAAATCGGTATGGGAATAAATCAAAGGATTACCGGTTCTAGAAATACGAATTCCACACAATTAAATACACTGGTTACCGTGAACCAACCCTGGGTAGAATTACCGGACAATCCCTTTTCACAACCTAAAATCAAAGCTAAAGGGGGAGAATCACTATGGTTAAATTCAACCATAGTGTTTTTATTTGGTAATCAGAAGAACTCTGGAACCTCTAAGATAACAGCTACTAAAGATAAAAGAAAAGTTAAATTCGCGACACGAACCAAAATATCAATTATGAAAAACCACGTTAACGGTTTGGGGTATGAGGACGGAAAAATACTAGTAAGCCCACACGGATTCCTTAAGGGTAAGGACGCTGGAGAAGAAAAAAAATCAATAGAAGGGTATAAGACTGAAAATTCTGAGTACTGGAAAGACATTATAGGTTCTGATGGAGATTATAACTTAGCAGTTGAAGAAACTGGTGAAATATTTTAAATTAAAAAAAAATGGAAGAAAATATGGTAAAAGTAGAAAAAGGTAACAAAATTAAAGTACATTATACTGGCACTTTAAATGATGGTAATAAATTTGATAGTTCCCACGATAGAGGGCAGACTCTAGATTTTGAAGTCGGTACTGGTCAGATGATAAAAGGATTTGATGAAGGTGTAATAGGTATGGAAGTAGGTGAGACTAAAGACTTACACCTAAAGCCAGAGGACGCTTATGGACTAAGAAAAGAAGAAGCTCAAACAGAAGTTCCTAAGAAGGCACTTCCATCAGACTTTAACCCTAAAATTGGGGAAACAGTTCAGGGTCAAACAATCGATGGAAGGCCGATTTTAGCGAAGGTTAAAGAATTACAAGAAGATAAGGTAATTTTAGATTTGAACCACCCATTAGCAGGTGAAGAACTTAATTTTAATATTGAGTTAATAGAGATAGGAAAGTAGTGTTTAATTTGATAATAAAACAAAATGTTAAAGACATTAGTTGTCGATGGTAATAGTGTATTACAAACAGGATTTCACGGAGTAAAGGATTTTTACCACAATGATAAGCATTTTGGAGCTATTTTCTATTTCCTTAACACTCTTAAGAAAAATTTAGAAAAAGAGCCCTACGATAAAGTAGTTGTCTTCTGGGACGGTAAAAAAAATTACAAATATCGTAGGGATTTATACCCACCATATAAAGTAAAAGATAAAAAAAGACTAGACAAAGACAAAGTTGACGACATGTTTCGTCAAAAAAACAGAATATCACAATACCTAGAAGAGTTTTTTGTCAGACAAGGAGGGTACGGTAGTTGTGAAGCGGACGATTGTATTTCATACTATTGTAAACATTCTCCCCAAGAGAGCAAGACAGTTCTGACAAATGATAAAGACCTATTACAGTTAGTAGACCAGATAACGACAGTCTATCTTACTCATACTGACACCCTAGTCACATATGAAGATAAAATTAAAATAGGTAAACTCCCATTAATGATTCCTCCATGCAACATCCCAACCTTTAAAATTTTATTAGGTGATAGAAGTGACAATATCAAAGGAATTATGTACTTTGGTGAAAAGTCTTTAATTAAACATTTCCCAGAAATAGAAATAGGTAGGGTGTCTATAGAAGAAATATTAAATAAAACTAGGGGCATACTATCCACTGGAAATAAAGATAGAGGATTAAAAAATTTATCGGAAGGTGTTTCGTCGGATGGAAGAAAGGGGGAAGATTTTTTTGAAGTTAATGAAAAAATAATAGATTTGACTAATACATTTTTAACTGAAGAAGCAAAAACCGACATAATAGATTTAATAAATGAACCTTTGGACCCTGAAGGTAGAGAGAAAGAAAATGTAGTACAGATGATGAAAGAAGATGGGTTATTTACTGTACTACCTAAAAAAGATGATAGTTGGACATCTTTTATCCACCCATTAATACAACTAAGAAATAAAGAAATTAACTATTTTAAAATACAAAAAAACTAAAAATGGAAGACAAAAAAATAACAAAGTTTGAGTTCCTGCTAACATTAGATGACCACATTATCTGCCAACGATTTTTTAATGTGAAGGGATACCGACCCAAAAACCTAAAGTCGGTAGATTTATATGAAACCGTGGAATACATGAAAAACCAAGTATCTAGGTCATTAAAAATGAAATCTATGGATTATTTATTATCCATTTATAACCCCTATACTTGTGCTGTTAACCTCTCAGAACAAGACCGTGAAAACGGAACCAAAGAAGAATTCAGTATCCATATAAAATTGAACAATGAGATAGTAATGCATAGGGTTTTTCCAGCTTGGGTCTACCCTGGAAAGGTAAGGTATACGGTAGACATTAGACCCTTTATTTCATCATTTTTAGGGGACTTAAGTGACGTGTTATCAACCGAAAATGTGGAAAGAAAATATTTAGAAACGACTCTTTAATAGTATTTATTAATTACCCAAAAAGATTTAAAATAGATGAAAGAGAGTAAGAGTTTTGGTTACCTAGGGCACACGTTTCAAGTC